TAAATTCCGCTTTAACGCTTGTACGCGGAGGGCGGGATCTCGCGCTAACGCGCTCGTCACCTGTAGTCTCGCGCTCACGCTGCTCGGGCCCTCGGGCCGGGCGGCCGTCGCTCACGCGAAAGAGGTCGTCGCTTCGGGCTCCTCCAACCAAAAATAACGATAGGCTATCGGGAGGTTCACAGAGGGTCTCAGTCCCGTCGGGTGCGAGGTCAAACTAATAGTTACGTTTAAATTAAAACTAAATGTTATTCCTAAATCTTAATCATTACTCTAATTCATACATCCTTCATTGTAGATGTAGTTCTCTAAAAAATCATCGTCCATCTCAGAACGTCTCTTCTCCTTCTCCGAGGTCCACAATGTACGGACGGTCTTGAGACAACATGGACTCAAAGCCTTCAAGTCCTCTTGGATCCTCATTCGTAAAAACGACGACATGGGGCTTGTGCAAGAGCATTTTGGTGGTGGACTTGTACTTGGGAGAGAAAACGATTCGGTCCTTGATAGACTCGAGGACACCAAATTGCATATACTGCAATTGGCCTCTAGGAATATTAAACAAGAAAACGCGTTTAGTTATATCTATAGCATGAGCTAAATCGTCACGCTTTCCAATCGACAATACCTGGACATCGTCATGGTCGGTCAAATATTTACGACAGAACCAGGTTTTTCCTTCTCCTCCAACAGTATCAACAACAAAAATTATCTTACGGTCGTCATGGCATTCAGCTTCCAAATGGTCGTTCAACTGCGTCTGCCATCCTGGGTTCAACAATCCCGTCTCGAGTTTAGGAGGAGGAAACACAAGATTACGAAGATCAAGAATCCGAGGACAGCGTACATACAATGACGGAAAGTTAGCTGCAATGTGAGCGTCGGTGGGGTAGGTTGATTGGTCATTTAGCCACGACTTGAACTGATCGATGTCAGATCGCTTTCCTTGGAATGGGATTGCGTCAAACGAACCGAACTCGGCGTAGTCTCCGTCCTTCTTCGCGTATTCAGCGGCCTGTGTGGGCGTGCCTCTCGCGACCTCAACGTGAGCACCTGTAAAAAGCGAGCGGACTGCTCCAATTCGTTTTCGATCGTTAAACACGACATAACCCTGAAGATGACGGGTTCCGGTGGTGGGGGCGACCTCCTGTCCAAAGACGGCGTAGGTGATACCATTGCCCTGACGGGAAAATAAGTCCCGATAATACTGCAGTTGAATAGCAGTGTAGTTGTTATGGGTGAATACAAATTGCTTCGGCATGATGAGATATCAAAATTGTGTGCAGAAGTGAGTTGTGCAAAAGTGGGCTGGGTAATAATATACCAGCCCACTATTCGGATCTTTCACTGACGTTTCACTTACGTACGCTTCTCATTTTTCAAAAATGCCGTACTACAGACGTAGATTTCAACGGTATCGCAAGGCCGGTCGTTTCAATTACAACAAAAGATTCGGAAGATTCAATCGTCGACGTGGAACAAGGCCTGCGCTAACAAGACCGACTTTAATTAAATACGGATTCAAAAAACGCGCTCGTTATTTCTAATCATGGAAATTTCAAATCAATTAGGGAAAGACAATCCCGTCTATGTTTCAAATCACAAACGGAGACAAGTCGGGAACGTGCAAAACGTAAATTTTCCCAAAGGTCGTCTAACTGTTTTCAATGATGATCTTTCCGTTAACGATATCGACTTAGTTAGCTCTGGTTTAAATAACCAAGGAGAGTTAACGAATTTTCCTCAAGGACAAACTGCTCAACAACGCGAGACAGACCAAGTTTTTTTAAAAGGATTCAGAATAGATTGGTCATTTATAAATACATCAAATGAAGATGTGTTCTGGCATATGGCAATCGTGCATCCAAAAGATAATGCGCGTCCTACAACCGAACAGTTGTTACGTACATATACTTCGGCACGTGCTCTTGATCTTGATGGAAACATATCCGGCGTTGACGGTTTAAAACCACTTAATTCTGATAAATTTGACGTCATGTGGCATACTAAATGGAAAGTAGGAGCTCTTCTAGACACCACAACTCAATTAAGAAGAGTGTCTGGAATGCACCCTACATGTCAAGATACAAATTATATACCAATCAACCGTTGGATAACTTACGGTTCTGGAGACGGTACATCATGCAATGACAAATTCTACTTAATTGCTTGGTGTGTTTCACTTAACAGACGTCCAGGAGAAGCGTTATCTCAACTGATTGGTGCGACACAAATAAAAGCATACACTATGTGGGAGGACATGATGTAAATTCCGCTTTAACGCTTGTACGCGGAGGGCGGGATCTCGCGCTAACGCGCTCGTCACCTGTAGTCTCGCGCTCACGCTGCTCGGGCCCTCGGGCCGGGCGGCCGTCGCTCACGC